TTATGACTTTAAATTTCTCACCTGTTACAGCAATACCTTCATAACCAATGTCATAGGTAGGTTTTAATTTTACCATTGTTTCTCCTTTAATAATAATTTTAAATTTAATAAATAATTATACCACTTTAGTTAAAAATAATCCACCCGAAGGTGGATATCTGTTAATGCACAGAATAATAATTTGGTCCTACCTTATAACCCCCGTTAAGGTCAATAGGGAATCTAGGGTTATTACTATTTGCAAAATCTAAAGGGTTCTTTTTATGATAGTTGAATATTTGGTGTGCAGCCCAAGTATAAGCATCGCCCGCCATTTTACCCGCTATATCTTCGTAACCCTTTGATACTTCTAATAAAATTTCATCATGTACATCCAAAATTTTAATAATGTGTTCTTGTAATCCAGCCCTTTTTATCTCTTTTGATAACCTAATAACTGCCATTTTTTGAGCTAATGCTTCGAACCCTTGTACAATAGTATTAACATTTTTATGTCCAGAGTTGTTCCATAAGTAATACCCAAAAGCTAATGGTAACATCCAACCACTTTTGTACTTATACTTTGTCTCGTAAGTCTTTAAAGTAGCTATCGTATTATCAAGTCCCATTTGTTTTAAGAACTGGTCTTTACGTTTATTTCCTTCTGATTCAGGAATACCTATAGTTTTAGCAACCTTCCCTCCTGACGCGCCAAAAATTACAGCGAATGATCCCCCTTTTGACTTCTTACGCCTAAGACCTATAGAAGATATTAACTCTTTATCTAAAGTGTTTCGTGCTCTCTGCCATTCTTCGTGAGATACCATCCCAAACATCCTACTATTAACACAGTGAGCTGTCTCTCCTAAATAATTACCATCCTCATCTTCTTCCCGACCAGAAGCAACGTTTTGATAATAGTCGTAATTATTAGCATAATAGGCTGCAATCGAAAGTTGTGCGGATCGCATATCTATACCTACAAGAACTTTATCTTCAGGTGCTATGACACAGGAACGTATTTCCTTTCCATACAGTGCAGATTCGCTCGGGGCGTTAACCCAGAGTCTCTGAGCACCCCTACCACTCCTAGTTGCGAAGTTGTTAACACCACAAGGTAACCTATTATTATCTCTTAAATACGCCAGTATACCTTTCTCGTCAGGAGATTTTGGGTTTTCTAAGAATCTTCTCCTGTGGTTGTATGTATTATATTCAGCAATCTTTTTACCTAAACCTTCTGGAAGTTGTTCGTAGTCCTTTTCACTTAACTTAGGACTACTAACTAATAGGTCACCTTTCTTTAGTTTTTTAACTACTTGGTTATCTTTAGAAGCTTTAGGAGGCCATCTTACTTCACAAGGTTCTTCTACTTTAATATAGTTATCGTAAACATCTGTAGCTAAATTCCATTCTTCAGGATCTTTCAGTCCTAGCTTTATTAAGAAAGACTTTACTATTTCAGATTGGGTCATTTTAGAAGGTAAAATTTCTATCTTAGTAAAAGATCCAGCTATTAAAGATAGGTCATCTTCTTGTATACCAAAGTATTCACAAGTCGCTTTACTATTATACTCTGTAAGGACTTCTTGCTTCTCGATACTCCAATCTTTTGATTTAGTATCGGGGTGATTTTCTTTTACCCAATCAGTTAATTCTTTCTTCTTGCTAAATTTAGGACTACTTCCGTAAGATATATGAAACCCAAAATAGTTATTTCCTTTAGCCGTGTTAGTCCATTTAGTGCAAGGATTGAAGTAAGGTTTTTCAATAACCTCTACAACTTCTCCGTCTTTCTTACGTTTTATGTAAATCTCTTTTTGTTTACTAGGGTCTCTTCCTAATTTCTCAGCAATCTCTTTTCTAGATAATTTAGCACCTTTACCTTTTATAGTTGCAGGAAGAGAAGGTTCAATTTCTTTAGTCAATTTATCTATTTTGTTATCTAAATCCACTAAACATTTTTTAGCATGTTCTACATCTATCAGAGCACCTACCTTTTCCTGTTCAAAACATTCAGTTGCATATAAATTCTCTATATGCAGTGCTTGAGTAAAGTCCATATTAAAACGTTTTTTAAGTTCTTCTCGTTCTTTTTCTAGAAAGATAAAAGTCTTTGCTTGGATTTTACAGTCTTCGATACATCTATGAAGTTTAAACGCATCTATGTATGACCAATCATTTACTTCTGGTTTATTAACACCAAATTTAATACCGTAGGCTTTCAATCCGTGAGGTGACTTAGCCCCTCTAGGACAAGGACGTTCAAACCATTGTAACTTAGATTGAACAAAAGTATCATGATATGCTTCGTAAGGTATCGTATTGTCTTGCCAGATTTTATTTATTACAGGTTCATCATAAGTCCTCGCATTATGTATTATTAATTTACTTCCTAAAGAGGTGCTACTTTCCCAAAATAAAATACCTTCATCTAAAGACCCACTCCTTTTAGGTATAGTGTACTCTTTATCATCATAAGGGTCTTTCACTACTACACCATCTAACTCTGGATGGTTGTGAAATATAAACACTTCTTCGGTATCAATGTCTATAGAACAAAGACAATGTACATCATCTATACTATTAACTTGATCATAAAAACCGATAGCCTCTATATCTGAGGCTAGGTTTCTTCTCTTTATATTTAACATAAATCTCCTCTTAGAATATATCACCTACATCATTAGGGATTTCCTCTACAACAGTATCTTCTATATACTTATCTGCAAAACTTTCACATTCGTCTCTAGAATTTTCCCCACTAAAATAAGTTTCTTTATCGTACATGGTATGAGAGTTGTTATCATAATACCAATCACCTACTCTTCCTGTAATCCCTGTCCACCTGCATTTACCTACAGTAATATTAGTCGTGTTCTTTTCAACTTCATCTTCGGCATACTTATCCCTACTCATGAATATGTTCGCACCACCAGATTTTACAATAGAAGATATACCATGTACATCGTCTTCTGTGAGTTCTCTTCTTATACGTTTACCATCCTTGTTAGTAGACGTGCTTCCTTTTCTAACGTGACAAACGTTGTGGAAGGTGACACCTCTTTTCATTATACCTTTCATCCACTTTATAAATCTAGTCTGTTCTTTTGAATCTACACCTTCAAATAAATCTTGTATAGGATCGATTATAATAACTTGACAATCATACTTACTAATAAGTCTCTCACATTGCTTTTTAACATCTTCAAGGTCACCATCCCTTTCGTCTAACAATACGAACCTATCTCTACCATATTCATCTTTGGATAAATGTTCCCTTGCCTCTATAACATCAGGTCGTCGTACAAACTTTACTGCTTCTTCTGGGTCTTCTATAAGGTTTATCTTGTAACCTACTTCTCTAGATAGCATAGCAATCATATACTGAGCAGCAGATAACTCTAGACTTAATATACCTACTCTATAAGGGCTAGTGTAAATCCAATGACGAATCGCTTCGTTTATGAGGGTTGTTTTACCAATACCACTCTCCGCGATCCAGTTTACCATATACGCTAAAGGAACACCTCCTGCCATTTTCTTTTGAAGAGATGACATAAAAGGTGGTAGTGTCATTTTAGGACGTAACAACTCATCTTCAATACTATTATCAGCTTCAGCAGAGGTTATAATACCGTCATACATAAAAGGTTTGGCGTTATAAAAATCACTAATGAACTGTTTTTCTTTTCCTTCAGTCAACATTTTATTAGGATCTTTGTCAGTCCAATAACATAACTTCACTTTTTCTTTAGGTAATACTTCTGCAATAGCTTCCATCGCGGCTTTACCAACTTCATCATTATCTAAACCGATTACTATTGTGTCAAAGCCATTTAAAAAATCATATTGGTCTTTAACTTGCTTTAGAGCAGAACCTTCTCCTGTAGTAGGACTAACCACTGCTATTGGGGCATAATCCTTAGCTTTTTGGTAATCTAAAAGCATTTGATACGCAGAACATAAATCGATCTCCCCCGCAGTCAACAACACGGTTCTGTGATTCTTGTAATCCTTAAACTTTATTTGACCCGCAAAGTCACTCTTTAGCCCCGTCTGCCCTACTTTACTGAAGTACTTTGGTAAGTGCCTCATCTTATACCCTGTAGGCCAATTATCTAAACCTCTAGTCTCAGGATAATAAAAAGTTTTAGGGTTACCTTGACTATCTGTTTTACATAAATGACCAAAGAATTTTAGGATTTCTGGACGTATCCCTCTCCACTCCTTATCATAGTACCCTATATTTTTAATAAGTTTAGTAACTTGCTCTTTTTCTAAAGCAGGTTCTTTTTCTTGCCTTTCGAATTTAATACGTTCTGTTACTACACCTTCAGGGTCTAAACCTAATGATTCAGCTAAAGAAGATTTAGATAGATGTTCTACAGAAAAACCTTGATTACAACTAAAACAGTACCCAGAATAAGAAACTCCTCCATCTTCTGTATCACTTTCGTATAAAGCCAAGGCATCGCTACTAGAGCATTCTTCAAAATCTACATCACCGTATTTTTTAACGCCACTTCTAGATAACT